GTGCTACTGCGTAGAAGTTACCGAGGCAGTCAGCGCCTACTTGGATATAAGTGGTGTACATGGTGTCAGTTCCTAGTGCGTGTTTGTATCGATACGGGGAATATGAGGGTTACGGTACAGGAACGCAACCCCCTTAATGAATTATTTTAGAACTCCTTGAGGTTCTTTATGTTCCACACTTGCTCAACAGGGCGACCACCTGCGTCCTCATCGATGACAATAAAGGCACGAGTTTTGATGATACGTGCAACCCTAGTTTCCCCAAGGAAGCCCACGTAAACCTGATGAGGATAAAGGTCAGCAAGCCAGCCACTATCATTTTCCCCGTATTCAAAGATGTTTCCAGCCTCTTTTTCAGTGAAGCGACCAATTACGTTGGAACTTTGGGGGATGCTTGCGTGTGCCATGGTGTTAGTTCCTTGCGGGTTGGTGTCGTTGTTGATATTGGGAATATATAGACTTCTCAGGTGAACACAAGGGGTAACATGAAAAAAAATAAAAGGGCAGTACGTGCCCCTATGTATAACGTGAGGTGTACCGTGAGGTGTACCGTGAGGTGTGCCGTGAGGGTGGTACAGGTGTACCATGGGAGTACCGTGAGCATAATGCACAAAAGCAGTAAAGGACCACACAATCATGCACACTTGTGCATTCATGCGGGTCACGCAAAGATCCCCTTGCGGTGCACGCAAAGATCCCTTGATATACTAGGGCAGGCGAATGCTCATTAGGCTGCACCGTAAGGAAAACCGTGGGATTACAGTGGGTTAGCCTCGCACTGTCGAATAGATTGTTCGATGACCAGCCGCAGGTATCCAAAAGAGATACATCGAGCGTCGAGGGTTCTACCTTGAGGCGGGGGGCACGGGGGGAGACCGCATTCTACGTATATTAATAGGGTCCACGCAAAATTCTACCATTTTGGAGACCCCTTTTAATTTTAGGGATCTCCTTAGGTGTCACGTTAGTCTTCCCTAGCGTAGACCACTACGGCCTCCCCGGGGGTGTAATCAGCGTAGTACAACCAGTCCGCCTCAAGGGGACCATAGGGATGTACGGCGTATTGGATGGCCGCTATGTAACCCTTAGGACGCCACGAGAGGACCCGTGAGGCTAACTGAGGGAGACGTGAGGGATCAGTCGATGCTTGAGACCGAAAGAGGTTGTCTAGGAGTTCCTGAAGGCGTTGACCACGGGGAACAATGACGTTCTCATAGTATCTCTGTTGAGCTTTATACTTCCAGACCCGTGGCTCGGGCTTTGGGCGGGGAGGACTCGATGCCTCTTTCTTAGCAGCATACTTCCGAGAGTAGGCCCGATGACGCTCAGGGTCCGACCAGTAGTCCTCGAACTTCTGTTGACGTAGCTTGTCCCTGTTTTGCTCCCTGTAGGCGTCCCCGTATGCCTTTATCTTGTCTTTGTTGTTCTCGTAGTAGGCTCTAGCGTTGTCTTTGTTTCGTTGGTAATAAGACTTACCTTTACAACTCTCCGAGCAGTATTTTACGTTACTACGCTTTCCCTCTAGCGGGTCGCCACAATAGGCGCAGGATCGTGTATCCATGGGTTAGGTTCCTTCTTGTCTGTGGTGGTGTCTCCTTTGTGGTGTGAGACCCCTCCTCGCCATCACCACAATGGGTCAAAGGAGGGATCAGTACAGACAGGGAAGGAGAACCCTGTTGTATATAATTGGAGGTAACATCAATCATGTGACGTGAGGACTATGTAGAGGTATTATCTTCTACGTCTTCTCCCCTAACGTACCCCCGTAGTTCTCCTATCGTGTACCTTAAGGTACTACTATAGGTATAACCGGGGGGGGGGTCTTACCGTATAGTCTACGTATTAAGCACAGACAGTGATACCAGCGGTCTACGCTAGCCTCCCCATCGGGGCTTCTCGAGGTGGGGGACGGTGGAGAAGCTACCCATCTTCATACTCTTGAAGTAGTCTCTAGCCATCTCTTCACGTCTCTTCTTGACCATCCTGTCTACACCCTTCTGTTCATTCTGAGCGTTAGCTTCGGCCCAATATGCTACAGCCATAGCGAGTGCATCAAGTCTATCGTCATGCCGGAGACATCCTCTCTCACGGGTGAGGCGGGACATTTGGTAGATGAGGGACTTAGAGAGGCGTTTCTCTTGGTCATACTTCTGGATTGTCCTGTAGTCCTCTTCGATTACCTTGGTGTCAAATACCATACGGTGTTTATTCATGACAGGTTCGAGGGTGTCAGCGATACGCATCTCCTTCTGAGTGGAGTGACGTACCTCTTCGATACCACAACTGTATATCCGGTGTACTACCTCTTGGAAAACCTTGGTAAACAGACCGTCACCAAAGTTACTCTCTACGACAATCTTGGTTACCTTGTACTGCTTCGCCAGAATAGCCAGAGGATTGAGTACAGTCTGTTCGTCGTAGCCTCCTTGGAAGCCACCACAGCGTAACACGTAGGTGTAACCGTTAAGATGAGCTGTAATAGCGTAGCCTGTTTCATCGGCACCCCTACCAGAGGGGTCAACTGCCATTACGATACCCTGATATGGGGCATGGACCTCGTTAAAACCTGCTGGGCCGTGCATATAGTCGCCAGACATAGCTAGGTTAGGGAGATCTAGGCGGTTCTTGGGGTGAGGTTGCCAGTTCCACGTCATCGGAGCCTGTTCAGGGTCCAAATCGGTGATCATTAGGTCCCGCATCTTCAGAGGATACTTCTCCTCATCAGATAGGGCTGTGTTAAGCATGAACTGGAGCTGGTAACCGGCTCTACCGTAGGACGCCTTACGTTCCATCAGGTCCTCTGCGTCAAACCGCTGGGGATCTGTAGGTTCGCCTTCCTTTAGGCCGAGCTTAGAGATGAATGGAGACAACGTATCCCGGTACTTAGGGATGTTTGCTTCCTCAGGCATCTCCGCAGGCCACACACGGATCTCATAGCCACGCTCAGGGAGCTTATTATAGAGGCTATCTTCGTTCTGTGGGGTACCCAAGTAGATGATACGAGAGGTATCCAGAGGCTTGAGGATAGCATCAAACTCCCTCACGCTCTCTGAGAGCTTGTCACGGGACCCTTGGGTGTCACTATTGTTAGCGACCTCCACGTCATCGGCAATCAGGATGTCTGCACGGGAACCCGTAAGCTGACCTGAGATGCCTGTAGATTTAACTGAGGGGGAGTGGTCAGCCCTAGCAGGGCCAACGTCGAATGAAAGGTTAGATGAACGCTGATCTGGGCCGGGCATTAGATGTTGACAGATGTCTAGTTCAGCTATGATCCGCTTACAGAAAACCGAGAAGGCGTCCGCTCTGTCCTTAGACGCAGAGACCACCATGATTTTCTTGTCAGGGTCATTTAGGAGGATCCATACGACGTACGCAGAGGTAAGCCATGATTTACCAACGCCACGGAATGCGGAGATCATGGAACGCTTAGGACCCTCTTGCAGGAACTGAGCGATATCGTATTGGACTGGTGTAGGATCAGGGAGGTCCAAGTGTTTCCACAAGACGTACGTGAAAAGCCTGAAGTCTCCCTTGATCTTCTCGAGGTTATTAGTTGAAGGTTGTTTGGTCATCGGCTTCGTCGTCTGCTCCAAAGTCAGGCAAGAGGGTACTCAGGGTGCCCATGGTGTCGGCTTTCTCAGGTGCCACGATAATATGGTTGTCCTTAAGAAATTGCCGTACGGTGTTTAGTTCAGAAGGGGAGATGTCCCCTGATTGAAGCCGCTCAACGAAGTGATCGGTCATCAACTGCTGGATCAGGTCCAGAGAGTTCTTAAGTGTAGACATAGATATGCTCCATACGGCTCTGTGAAGCTCACAGGGCGCCTTTGCGTGTTTATTGCTATGTAGGGAAGGGTGGAACCCAGAGGCCCTGTGTGGGCCTCTGAGCGCCTTAGGAGATTAGGGAGCGAACTAGGATAAATCCGAGGCTGGCCCCGAGGCCGACCACAGCGGACACGAATGCCCAATAAGCTCCAGTACGTGTCTTCCAGTTCTCAAGGTCACGAAGACGGTTCTCGTGGTTGTCTACGAGTGTCTGCCGACGTTCAAACTCCCGCTCAACCTGCTCCACGAACTTATAGAAGGTCTCTCGGGACCGTTCGTTTTCGAGGATGACAGCTTGCAGGAGCGTTGCGTTTTCTTGGGTTATCTTGGTTAGGGTTCGAAGCTCATCTGAATGACGGCGTACGTCCTCTTCGATGTAATCTTCGCGTGTCCAGTCCTTGCTCATTTAAAAGCTCCTGTAGGGCCTTTGCTGTGTTGGGTTAGTGGTTATATAGGGAAGGCCCCCAAGTGCTCTGTACGGGCACCTGAGGGACTCCTGAGGGGTGTTAAGGGGACTACAGCCAAGTCCGATGCGGTGTCACGGGCGAAACGCCGCTTGTCGCATCAATTGCCTCGGCGTCGTCCCGCATGTAATCCCCACGGATCCGAAGGTTGATGTGCCAGCCGTCGATGGGGGCCATCTCGGGGTACTCGATGCCCTCGGCGTCTGTCAGCATGTTGCCGGTTGGTTCATGGATCAGGCCAACGATGTCGAAGCTGTGGTTGTGGCTGTGCATCACGAGGTAGGCGTCGCCGTCGTTTTCCATAACGGGTTCGCCGGTTTCCTCGTCAAACAGCTTCTCGCCCGTCTCAGGGTCAACGGACTGCACCTGCGGCTGGTGGTAGAACGGCTGGAGGGCCGTAGCTGCTGCCGCCTCGTCGGTGAAGGCGTAGTAGAAGTCCCGCTTTGGAGCTTCTGCGATGATAATGGGTTCTTCGGTTGTCATGCCGTAAGCTCCTGTAACTGGGTGTTGGTTAATCGGCGTGGGTA